CTTCCCTACCCAAGAAATTGCAAATGCTTACGAAAAGAACCCTAAAAAGATCGCTAATATGGTTTACTCAAACCGCATGGGGAATCGTGACGAATCCTCTGGTGATGGGTATCGCTTTCGTGGTCGCGGGTGTATTCAGCTTACAGGTCACGCTAACTACTTCCACGCTTCAAAAGCTCTGGGAGTCGATTTTGTTATGGACCCCGATCTTGTCGGAACGCCTAAGTATGCTGCACTGACCGCCGGATGGTTCTGGTCAACTCACAAATGCAATGAGTTGGCAGAGGTTCAAGACTGGATTGGTCTAACCAAGAAAATCAACGGAGGCACGATTGGGCTTGCTGACCGAATCAAACACATCAACGAAGCGCATGATGTGCTTCAGACGTAAACGTCAATCCTAGAACCCAGATTTTTGTAATACTTGTATTCCTCAGTCTGGGTTTGCTTATCCAACACTTCGGCAACCTTGTTTTGAACAATTTGTTCACGGTTGATTTGCTTCTCTTTGATCTGCACTTGAGAAGGCATCGGGTGAAGGTTTGAATAAGCGATTTTCACATCAGACCTGCGAACGGATTTTGTAGATTGACCCAGGCTTTTCCAGTCCTGATTCTACACACTACCGACCTATTCACTCCATACTTCGCAGCGATCACCCTTGAAGGACCTTCTGAGGAACGGATTTCGTCAGCCATTTCCTGCGTTAGTTTGGCGTTTGTGGCTCTCTTGTATATCTGGATTTTTAAACGCCTTGTAGGGCTTTGTAGAGCCTTCCTGTTGCCTTTTTTCATGTGCTGTTTGGCATCGTTGTATGTCGTGTGATCTGGATTCACACAAAGCCCATTCCCACATTTGGCGACATAGTATCCTTCCCTCAATTTTCCTCCAAGAAGCTCGGTAAACAGTCTGCGAACAGCGATCATCTTTCCTGCGTGAAACACTGATGGAGTGCCGTTAGCACAATACCCAGTCCATTCCCAACAGTCTCCGTCCTCAATGGTCCTCTCTTTTAGAGTTGTAATAGTGTGAATCTTTTGTGGTTTCATGCCAGGCTAATATGTAAAGAATGACAGACAGGGCAATGATTAGCCCTATCACAAGAATCCCAATGATGATTGCCAAGTTAATCGTGTAAGTCCTCGATCATCTTTCGATGTTTCTCTGGGACTAACTTTTTGATCTTGAGATACAGATTGTGGTCAGAGTCAAAAGTTATATCATCCTCACCATCAAAGATGTAAATGTCGTAATCATCAGCTAAACCCACATCTGGATCGCCTCGCTCAAACATATAGTAAACATCGACAGGACCGTCATCGGTTTCGTATTCAAAACTTCCGGTCGAGTACTTTGATACGTCAATGCGTTTCATTTTGATTCTCCAATCTATCTGCTACTAATTTTGCATAACCAGCAATGTCAATCCAGTTATCAACATAATTGGGATCACCATTCAAAATTCTGGCAATCTTGTGTGCAATCATTTCTAGTGCTTCTTGTTGGTCAGCGTCCATGTGTGCAAACTTGCCATTTTTATAGATCATTGCTTTGATGTCTTGGCTTATCTTTGCATGGTTTTCAAATTTTCCATATCTTACGCCACGTTCTTCAAGTATTTTTTCAATCATACTGACCACTCCCTCTCGTTACGACCTTTTGAAGATTTGACAATGTTTCCTGTGAGTTTGACAAGCCCCATCTTCTGAAGCTCTGGAAGGCGTCTAGAAACCGCAGAACTCTCAAGACCAAGGCGAGAGGCTATCCCATCCTTTCCAAGAGGTCCATGCTGTTTTAAACACTCCACAATCATTGCGAAATGCTTTTCTGGATTGATTTCAGCAGCCTCAAAAGAGGTGACTGGATCGGTGGAACGTGCTCGTTTAAAAAGATCAAAAAGTTTCATTGCTACTCCTAAAAGGTTGAGGTACTCGCTACGTCTATGTGGTGCTTCCAGACTTGTTAGCGTCTAACCGCAGTTTCCCGCTGGTGTAGGATCACACAGCATCCGCTTTCCCTCAGTTAAGTTTACTCTGTTTTTTGGTCTTGTTCTGCTTTTTGTTGCCCAATTTTTTGAAGCAACACAAAAGCCCCAGACTTCGTTGGAAGCTCTCCCAAGACGTTCATCAAAAACACGATTTCGTTTTCTTCAAGTTCAAGTTTCATTTTCACTCCTTAAAAAGGTATGGAATCCTCGTCATCTTCAAGTTTCGGCAAGCCTTCATATTTTTCAGGCTTTTCCTTGTTTTCAGGACGCTTCAGGATTGTCATCTCGTTACAGATAATCGTTGTGGTGTTAACTTCCACTCCACTTTTGTTGACATATTTCTCGTATTTTATTGTTCCCTCCACATAGATTAAAGAGCCTTTCTTAACGTACTCTCCAACAATCTCAGCGAGTTTGTCAAAGAACGTGAGTCGATGCCATTCGGTTGTTTCTACCATCTCGCCAGACTTGTCTTTGCGGCGTGATGAGGTTGCCAGTGTTGCGTTGGCTACTGGCTTACCTGCTGCGCTGAATCGCACTTCAGGGTCTTTTCCTACGTTACCAACTAGATGAACTTTACAGACGCTTGCCATTTTTTTCCTTAATTTCGTTCAGTTTTTGAATCATACTTTCCAGGTCTTTTAAGAATGTCCTAACCTCATCCTCCATTTGTTTGATTTTTTCTTCGTCACGATGCAACCTTTTGACGAACAGTTGTAACCCCTCTGGAGCGCGATCATCGAAACAAACGTAATCACACCACTGGCGACCCGTGACGCACATTTGCCACATCATCTGAGCCTGGTGGTCTGGGTCAATCCTGTCGTTCAGAATCGAATCCAGGTGATTGTGAATCTCTTTACACTTGATCTCAATGAGTCCGTGTTCTCCCACGAAACCATCAGGTGAGCATCCCGCCATCGGAATAGTCGGATGCTCGACCCAAGCGATTTGTTCGACTGAGGTAAGGTTTTCTGCTTCGTAGGCTGCTCTGGCGATTGGCTCAATTTCTGTACCTCGTTGCATTGCGGCTGTGGTGAAAAACTCTGTTGGTTGTCCAGTCATTCGTTCGCAAAGAAGTTGAGCCATGTACTTAGCCCGACTTGCTGAAGCGCCTGAGTTGGTTTTAGCCAATAGGTCTGCCATGCGGGAGGCACTCACCTTGCCTACCTTGAGTAACTTCCATGCTTCGCTGCCTTGTTCAATCATTTTTAATACTCACAATTGGTTTGTTATATATAGATGCTCTTACTGCTTGAATTTCTAATAACTTTACAAGATTTGAACTTAATCGATCATATATAAATGGATGATATTGTTTAATTGAAGAACCTTTTTCTGTAATAAGATTCATGCACTTATCAATAGCCATTTGAAGTTGTTGGTTATTCATTTGCAAGTGCTCCTACCAAAGTTGCCTCCTGTACTTCTGTCAGATCAAAGTCACGGCGTAGCTTGTCTGTGGTGTAGTTTCCAAGTTTGATTTGCTCAATCGCTTTTGACAGACGGTTGTTGTCGATTGAAGGTTTCTTTCTGGCGACTTCATGCGTGTGTGCGTCTGCATCGTTGTCGCCTTCTGTGGGGATTGCAAACGTCTGAAACGCCATGTATTTATAGGCTGCTGACATGGCTTTGTTGGTTGCCTTGTCTCCGCTATCCATTGCTTCTCCAAACGTCCTAGCGGTGTGTTTAGAGCCATCCTCTGCGGATACCAGATCAAACTCTGCCTCTACTGTGACATAGAACAAAGCTCCACCGGATTTCGAGGTACGTTCTTCACAAGTCCTGCCCAACATTCTCGGAACGATCACTAGACCATTCTGAGCCATGATTGAAGACAGGACGTTATAGACAGCGTCAATGCCTCGGAACTTGTATCCAGCGCCTTGTGTGTTTGTTGAGGATTTTGCGATGCCAATTTTGCAGAGTTCTGCTTGGACTGCGTTGATTGCTTGATAGACTTTCATTACTACTCCTTAGGTTAAGTTATCAATCTGTTTCTTCAATGCTGTTACTTCAGCTTTGTGATCTTCAGATTGAAATTGCATCATAGTACAAATTTCACGAATTTTCTGCTCTAACATTCCAACGCGATAGGCAAGACGATCTTCTGCTTGTCCTTCACGATAGTGAATCTCTGAGGTTTGTTTGATGCTGTTGATGATGTATTCAGGGTTCATTGTTCATTCTCCAGTGGTACGTCACGCCATTCTCCGCTCGGTTCTCCGGCGATTGCTGCTGTGTATTGATCTGCGATGTCTTTATCCCACCATTGCTGAAGGATTCTGACTATTACTCCGGTGTTTTCTCCGAACTCAGGTGTTGGTATAGTGCGCTCAATAAGCCGCAATTTTGCTGTTGGTTTCATTGTTTTTTCTCCACTTGTTTAGACAATAACCAACGATTGCCCAAGGAACGCACAGAACGCACCCAGGCGCGTTGATTGTGGCGATTCTGTTCTCTGGGTATGTAGTCAACATTAAAGAGCCTACGGACTGTTTTAAGGGCTTGTGTGTTCATGCTTAACCCCTGTACGCAAGAATCACCCCGATGGCGATCATGGAAAGGATTGTGACGATTGCTGAGATTGTTTCTTTCATTTGCTACTCCTTGTTAACCTGTTAAGGTGAGAGAATCTTAACGCACAACTTAACAGATTGTCTAGGGGTTTATACTAATCCTGAGCAAATTGTTAAGGTTACAATGTTAAGGCTGGTCAGAAACAGGGTTAGCGCCTGGTGGATCAATGTATCGAGTGCAACGCCCACGACTCTGCTTTATGAGGCTGACCAGCACCAACACGCATGGGGATTGAAACCTGAAGACTGCAACACCCGAAGGCATTGACCGGGTATGAGGTGGTATCTAGGAGATTGCAGCAGTCCCCAGCCGTGTTGGTGAATGCGCAGGCTGATGCGCTCATGTACGGGAAAAAGCCCCAGATGCATTTCTGGGATCGGATGCGAAAGCATAGATGACTGGAGACGGTCTAACGGTCAGACCCGCTTGATGCTGTCGAACTGACGAACTAAATCGTTAAACATAGGCTGGTTTGAGTCCAGTCAAGCCGGAGATCAGCACCGGCCACCAACAACCTTTAAGGAAAACCATGAATTTACAAAAAGCCATTGAAATCGCTGGATCAAAGAGTAAACTTGCGACCCTTCTCGGAGTGTCTCGCGCTGCTGTGACGCAGTGGGACGAACTTCCTGAGAAGCGTATTCAACAACTCAAGGAAATCAACGAATGGCAAACGCATTTCAGTGGCGAACAGGTGAACAATCAATCGCAGTCGATCTCCAGCGCCAGCGAGACAAGTCCACAATGACCAGTGTTCGCAAGGACGATCAGAACAAAGAAGAAACAATCACAAAGTTCAGAAAGTCAATCACGATTCTTCCGTCAGTACATCGCTTGCCAAGTAAGGCGAGAATTTGATATAATTCACTGAACACGGCTAGGTTAGCTACCGAAAAGACGATTCGTTACCGTCCTGCCATCAGTGTTCTTCAGTAACGACAACCGATAACGTAAGGTTAAAAA